GCCCTGATCCGCGATCTGCGAAAGGCTCTTGCCAGTGGCAGCAATTGAACCTGCAGAACCGCTAATGAAAGCAGGACGCGAGTTGTTCACGCGCCCGTTGCAATCGTTAACGCGGCGTGAACCGTAAGCTGAGCTTAAGGTGAGTAGACGGTTAAATGTTCTTGCTGCCGCACCGCGATCCGTCTCAGCCTGTGCGTGCGGGGAAGATAAGCAACAACCTCCCCGGCTTGGGAGGCAACGAGCATGGGCATCAATCTCAGCGAACCGACCATTGTGCAGGACGTGTTCCTCACTGGCGTCATCCCCGAAGACCTCGGGGAGACGATGCGCTTTACCGGCTTCTGCAAACAGAACTCGTTCGTTGCCGGCGGCATCGAATATGTCGTGGTCAGCCGCATCATCATGCCGAAGCAATCCATCATGGCCTCGATAAAGGCCACCATGCAGGCGATGGGTATTGCCTGTTGCAGCGGGGAGAGGATGAGGGTGCTGAACCATTAGGCAACCGCTTGCTTCTTGCGCTCTGGCACCGGGTAGAAATCGCTGAAATCAACCTTCCCCTTAGTCGCAGCTCTGATCCTCGCGATGCGCTCGCTGGATGGCTGGCTCTTGCCATTGCGCAGGCGGTTAACCTGGCTCTGCGAGCAACCAATCAGCGCGCCGAATGCTTCTTCGGTCAGGGGCGATTTGGAGAGGAATTCATCAAGCGTCATACGCATAGTTATGTATCAGATACATATGCGTGTCAAGCATGTGGTTTATGATTTATGTACGACGCGATCTAAACCCGCATGCTGCGTTGCGGTACATTCTTTAAATGTTGAGGAAACAGCAGCATCCCAAGCCGCAGCGCCGCAGGACTTTCCTGCGTCAATGGCGCGAGCATGCCGGCTTGACCCAGGAGCTAGCCGCCGACCGGATCGGAATCACACAAAGCCAGCTCAGCCGGATCGAGCGCGGGGACAGTCCCTATAATCAGGATTTTCTCGAAAAGGCTGCCGAAGCCTACAATTGCGAGCCGGCCGATCTTTTAATGCGAGATCCATCCAGGGCCGATGCGATGTGGTCGATTGTCGATCAGTTGAAGGTCGCAACACCGGAGCAGCGCGAAGATGTGCGTCGCGTGGCTGATGCATTGATCCGCAAGACTGGCTAGGCATAGCTCCGCCCTTTCCGCCTTGAGGTATGGCCAGCGCCGACACCACAAGTCCCGAACCAAGGGAGAGGCGTTGAGCCTCGCGTACTCGCTTCCCTTTCCTCTCCCTCGGGAGAAGCCGTGCATTGTCCCTACACGTCCACCAGCGGCTTTTTTCGGCGCCGCCACGAATTTCGCCAGACGGAAGGTCAGTCCGTTGATGACGAAATCCGCTCAAGACCGATCCCGGGGTTGCCGGGCATCTCAAGGCCGCAGGATGTAATGGGCACAACATAGCCTGCGAATTTTTTGATTCCCTCTGAGCCTGGCACAGGGCGACCGCTTGGGATTGTGTTGCTGGACTGATCAGAGCTGGCGACCCAAGTCCCGTGGAAAACCGCCGCTTCACGCACTCCAAACGCAAGCTCTTGCCGGGAACATCCGGGCAGACGCAAGATATTGCGAATTTTGCGCCGCGAGGCGAAAGTTCCTGTTGCGGAACCGGCGATGTAATTGTATAACATCACTGTACCTTTATCGTCTCGCGCGCCGGCAGGATCATCCCTCCGGCGCTTTTCTTTTATGCGAAAGATTCGGCCTCCGCAACATTTTTATGTACCTGATACATTTTCCGCTTGACGGGCAGTATGTATCGGGTGCATATTCTCCCCATAGACCACGAAGAAGCCCCGGCCGATCTGGTCAGCACAGGAGAGCAGAATGACCCGCAACATTATCCCGCTGAATGAGCATCCGTCGAACCTCGACAAGACAGCTCGCATCGTAGCCGAGGATCGCGCGGGAACCTGGACGATCTATTCCGTCAAGGGCGGGTTTGTTGTGACGCTTCCGGGATCGTGGGGCACTGACGGCATACCCGGACTGCGCGCCATCGAAGGTGTTTTCGAAACGGAAGCCGAGGCCAGCCAGAACACAAATCCGGCGCTCACCGCTTGAGCCACCCCCACCACCCCTCGCCAAGCCGATGGGTAGAAAGAAGGAGATCGAGATGGAACCGCTGGCCAAATTGTACCTCCGTCGAAATGGCACCTACGGGTCGTCATATCGCGGCGTTCAGGACACCGGCCACATCATCCATGAGGACAGCGGAAAGTTCACCGTCTGGTCGTGCGATGGCTCGGGTCACGTGATCTGCGATGGCAGCAATGAACTGGAAGCTAGGCGCGCAATCGCCAAAGATTGGGACGCCGTTCCCTAAACCCCTCAACAGACCACGCATCAAGCAGGAGAGCACGATGAGCTCCACCGAATTCCTCAAGCAGCCAATCGCAAAACTGTCCGCCCTGGAAGTTGGCGCAAGTCTCGTCGCCGACAATGGCTTTGACTGCATCCGCGCTTGGTCGCGCGTCGATGTCCAGAAGGACGAGCGCGGCGAGCTGTACGTCGCCTGCAAGTGCGGCCAGCATTTCCTCGAAGGGCAACTGGACCATGACGATCAGGACACGATCGTTGGGCTGCGTATTGCTTCCACCTAGCAGCCCTCCACCCCACCCAACAACCACCGCATGCGGGAGAAACGCGATGAAGCCGCAACTGACTTTGGAAGCATTTGCCGACTGGTGCGAGAAGCAGCCGGCGCGTCGGAAGTATGACTGGGCCAGCGAACAGAACTGCGCCGTCGCTCAGTATGCGGCTTTTCTAGGCATGACGGAACACTTCTCAAGCCGCTTCATGATCGAAGGCCATGAAGGTTTCTGGGTGCAAGCGGAGCAGATCGCCTTACGCGACGACTACGTGGACATCGACACCTTCGGCAGGCTCGCCACTCGCCTTCGCACCGCCTCCGCCAAAGCCACATCCTAACAGCACCGCACGGAGAAATACCATGAGACTAAAGCCATGCCCCTTCTGCGGCGGAGAAGCCTTCTTGGTAGATGACGGCAGCTACACATCAATATCGCATCGTGGCTGCCCAGGAGATGTCGGTGGGTTTGAGGGAGATGGAGCAGCGGAGACTTGGAATAGCAGACCAATTGAGGACGGCCAGGCGGCTATCCTAGGCAACGCCATGGAGGCGCTCAGAAATTTGGCGACTGAAATGCGCCACATGCTCAGCGCCAATCCGAAGAAGGACGGTGGCCTTTATCGCCAGCGACTCGATGAGGCTGACGCCGCAATCGCAAGAGCCGAGGGACGGTCATGACCCCGAAGAAAGACGAATACATGCGCGGGTATGCGGACGGGTTCAAGGACGGGATGGCCGAAGCGTCAAGAAGTGCGCTGTCGCGTATCGTCTACCCAGTATCCGCAGAAATCAGCCCGCGGGGGTGGGAGTTTCGCGAGGAAGCGATGCTCGAAGAGGCTGTGCGTTTTCTCATATCGAGGGGCGCATCATGACCGCCTACGATACCTACCTCGTCTTTGATGCAAACGACCGCTTCCACAGTGGAGCCATCTGCCATGGTTCAGAAGAGGCCAAGGACTTCATAGCAGGGATCAAGGATACGCGCAGCCTCCGCGTTCTCCGCGTGACGCTGGATGAGATGTGCCGGGATGTCACTGAGCAATTCAACCCCGAGGAAATAGACGACCCAGAAGAGGTCGATGGCCGGATGACTACTTGGGCCAGACACGTCAAGTCATTTTCCAGGCCGAGCGGATATTGAGGACGGGCCAATGTCGCCGAAAATGCAGTACATCAACGATGTTGTGATGACCCACGAGGGCAGCGATTGCCTCATATGGCCGTTTTATCGGAACAATATGGGGTATGCATCAGTCGCGGTTGCCGGACTCGGCACAGTAATCGTCTCTCGTTATGTTTGCAAGCTAGTCAATGGGCCGCCGCCAACGCCAAAATATCAAGCAGCACATTCTTGCGGGAGAGGAAAACAAGGCTGCGTTTCTCCACAACACCTTTCATGGAAAACTCGCCTCCAAAATGAGGCAGATAAAATCATCCATGGGACAAGGCTATATGGTGAGAACTGCACCCATTCCAAGCTGACGAATGCACAAGTTGCAGAGATATTTGCAACTGAAGGAGTCACGCATTTAGCGTTGGCCGCGAAATACGGAGTGTCACGCACGGCTATTACAAACATAAAGCTTGGCAGGCGGTGGATAGGTGAAGCTATCCAGGAACAGCCAGTAAGACAGTGCAACATATGCGGCCAGACATTCATCGGCGGTAGGCCATATAAAAAATACTGCAGCCTTGTCTGTCGGCGCAAACAGCAGAAATCACTGCGACAAGCTAGAGCGCGAGATACCAAAGAGCGCGCAATCCCCGAGCCCGAACCCGTCGAAGAATACCCCGAGACATTCAACAGACGCCTCCACATGCGCCGCATTGGCAGCCCTGGCTGGTGAGGGAGCAAGTTCAATGAACCTCCTAGACTTCTCCGAGATGCGTCTGATGGACCAATACCGCGCGCAAACCGAGGTGCTGACGCGGATCGACCGCTGGTATTGCGCCCTTCGCCTCGCCGACATCTCCAGCACCGAAGCCAACGCCATTCTCGCCGATATAGCGGGGGAGCCGGAAGAGATGGAGCGGGCAGCATGACGCGCCCCTCAGAGATTGGCGACACGGAACCGGCAGACGGCTACGGCGCCGGGTTCATTGAGTATCAAATCCGCACGAGCTTCCGCGATCTGTGCCGGATCATAGGTTTTGAAAACGCCCGGCACGAAGTCTCCGAGATTATCGAGGCCGAGGCGAGCAAGAAAAGGATCACCATCGATGGCTAATGTTGCTGAGAGATTGGCGGACAAGTTCATGCCCGAGCCGAACAGCGGCTGCTGGATTTGGCTTGCGGCAACGATGAATGGTTATGGTGCCATCAAAGTTGAAGGCCGCTTCCGCCCGGCGCATCGCATCTCATACGAGTTGGAATGCGGATGTATCCCGGATGGCATGGTCCTAGACCATCTGTGCCGTACCCCTCTCTGCGTAAACCCAAGACACCTTGAGCCGGTTTCCATAGGGGAGAATGTCCGGAGGGGCATCAACCATAACGCCGTCAAGTCTCAGTGCAAGCGCGGCCATCCCTTTACCTCAGAAAACACCCTCATCTTGGCTACCGGTAGCCGCGCATGCCGTGAGTGCGCTCGCATCCGCATAGCCGCACACAAGGAGAAAGCCCGTGGCAAAAGCCGCTGACCCCAAACTGCTGTCCATCCTAGCCAACTATGGAGAAGAACCAAGGGACGCTCTTTGGGACTGCCACGGCGTGTGGGTGATCTACCATAAGGCCATTGAGCGTATTGCGGCTCGGGCAAACATCACTTTTGACATGCCTGAAATTGTCGAAGCACGATCGGCGGACAAGATCGTTGCCATTGTTGCCAGGGGGTTCATGGGCGATCGTTCTGAGTGGTCGTTCGGAGAAGCTTCCCCAGGCAACTGCAAGAACGCCTACCCCTACGCGATGGCCGAGAAGCGGGCCAAGGATCGTGTCGTCCTGAAGCTCGTCGGCTTGCACGGCATGGCCTATTCGGAGGAAGAGGCGGACGACTTCAAGGCAGAGCCGGAGAAGCCCAAGCGCCAGGTCGGCATCAACCAGCACACTGGCGCCGCTACCGCGCACTCACTGAAGAAGGACATCGACGGTCCGGAGGGATGGAACACATTCCTTCGCGAGCTAGGCGAGTGCGAGACCATTCATCAGCTTAACAAGCTGAAACTGGCTTGGAGTCCGATCTCCGACACATGGCCGAAGGAAACGGCTGCTGGAATACCCGGCTGGAAACAGATCGCCATCGATGAGATCCGCAAGCGCCAGGAGATCATCATCAACGGCTTGCCGGATGACGATGTGTTTCCTGGCGACCGGTCGTCGAACGGGCACATTTCCACATTGCAAGCAGGATGAACCAGAGAAGGCCGGGGCGCAAATGCTCCGGCCGGAAAGGCTAAAGGGACATGGCCCAAACTGTGATTTTGCGCGGACCATCGCAGCGAGATTTCGCCAAGTCGATGATCGATCGCGCGCCGGCCGATGCAGTTGTTACGATCAAGGCGGCAACGAGAAGTCTCGATCAAAATGCGGCTTTATGGGCCGCGCTCTCCGACATTAGCCGCGCCAAGCCCGACGGCAGGATGCACACGCCGGAGGTCTGGAAATGCCTGTTCATGAACGCATGCGGCCATGCGGTGCAATTCGAACTCGGCCTTGACGGCAGGCCGTTCCCTACCGGCTTCAGTTCCTCGCGCATGACCAAAGCGGAGATGTCGGACCTTCTGGACTTTGTGTTCCAGTGGGGCGCCGAGCGCGGCGTCACCTTCACCGACGACAGGAGGGCAGCGTGAGCAACGTCGTCAATGTTCGAGAGTATCAACGGCGCCGGCCAGAACGGCCTCCGCAATACCGCGCCCTCCACAATCGCCTCTATGACGAAGTTATGTTCCTCCAGGTAGCAGACAGATGTCTGGAAGAGGAATTGGCCGCGTCGATAGAGGAAGAGCTGGAGAGCGCCCGTGGCTAAGATCGAGCGCATCATCATCGACGCCAGGGGCGATCTGGTTCTCCAGGTTCAAGCCGCCCATGCTGCCATCACCAACGGGCTTAGCGAAGGCGAGATCGTCGGCGTCAGGCGCGATGGCAAATACTTCGGCATCAAATGCAACAAGTCGTCGGTTCGCGTCTATCCGCAGCAGGAGGCGCGCTGATGGAACTCGGCAACATGATCTTCGGCAATTCTCGCGGCGAACATTCTATCCCGCGAACTGCCGCTTTCGAAGGGCCATGGGAAGAACTTATCGAAGCCCTGGAAATAAGCTGGCGCGGCTATGCCGAGCGCGAAAATCACCCCCTGGATAATGGCGGCAATATCGAAAACGATGTGTTTCGCATCATGGCGTATGATTGGGACGCCGACTGCGATTGTGGTGCCGACAACCGCATGGATGCTTGGTTCAAGAAACATCCCCACGGCAACGAATGCTACCAGACTGAACTGCATTCCAGGCTGAAGTCATGGGAAGATCGCTCCGGCTATGCCGCCGCCGAAGCGGTTGCATTTGGGCGCGACGACAACCTCCTCCGTGGCTTCGCAAGTTCCGTGGAGGAAGTTGAACCGGGCGTTACCTTCATGTCCTTTGAGCCGCGTTCCGATGCCGCCATGAACGCTTGGCGCGGCCTTGGTGAGCGTCGCAGAAAAGTCGAGGAAGCACTTTACGCTGAATTGGGCGCAAAGCATGGCGTTGATCCTCATTATGGCGCGGCGGTTCATTGTACGTGCGGGCGTGACACGCGAGCGGATGAATTCTGGACCGCAATGGGTGGCCATGAGGACGACTGTCGGCTTATCCAGCCCAATTTCTTGTATAAGCCGACCGGCTTTCGCATCAACTGGTACAAGTATCCGTTCCGCGATAGCTACATGACGCCGAAAATCTCTGCCAAGAAGTGGCGCGAGATCGTGCGGCATTGCATCGAAAGCGCGGGGCACTGAGCATGGCCCGCAAGGAGTTCCCGCGCAAGGTCAAGGCTGCTGCTATCGCCCGCGCCGCCGGGAAATGCGAGAAGTGCAACGCTGTCCTCAAGCCGCGCGAAGGCGAGGTAGATCATATCCTAGAGGATGCGCTTGGCGGTGAGCCGGTGCTGGCAAATGCCCAAGTTCTTTGCTCGCCGTGCCACAAGGAAAAGACGGCCGATCGCATTGGCAAGATACGCAAGGCCGACAGAGCCAGGGACAAGGCTACAGGCGCAATTCGTCCCACCGGCAAGCTATCCCGCCCCAAAGAGCCCCGCGCTCTTGGCAAGCCGCCACTGCCGCCGAAGGCTATGTACATCACGAAGGAGCAAACCCGATGACCGTATGGGGTCCGAATTTTAACGGCCGAGTCTTTGCTGTTCCAGACCGCTCCTCAGCCGAGCCAGAGAACCAGGCGGAGGCGCTGAAGCCGTTCACGACTTTCGCCAAGGAATGTGTCGAGAAGACGGAAACCGGCTGGCAATGGTCTAGCGGACTTCACCGCGACAGGATCAGCGACTGGTTCGGCCCGAGCGACTTCGGCCTTCTGGCGCACTTCGCCGCCCTCGCCTCCCTTCCCGAAGCGCCAGCCGTGCCGGTGTGGGTGACGATCGCACAGCTTCAGCGCGCTCATGTCGAGCGGCAGGAAGAGTGGTGCCCTGATCAGAAGCCCGATCTGTCGTTTCGCGGTAACGAGATGGCCGGCGAGGTTGGCGAAGCCTGCAACGTCATCAAGAAGCTTGAGCGTGAGCGGCATGGCTGGCGCGGCTCGCGAGCGACTAAGGAGCAGTTGGCCGAGGAGTTGGGCGACGTGATTCACACGGCCATTCTGTGCGCCATCACAGCCGGCATCGACCTGGAACCGGCAACAGTCGCGAAGTTCAATGCCACCAGCGAGAAGAACGGGCTATCGCACCGGATCGCCCTCCAATCCTCCCCGCCAGTTAAGGCAGCGGCGGTGGATGGTGAGGAACCTTATCAAGACATCGATCCGGGCGAGCATCAAGAGATTCTGGACGCCCTCGCGGCTCACAATTCTGGAGAAGAGTGATGGGATACTTTTACGCGCTCAAAGACCTTGACTGGCCGTGGGATGATCAAGACGAGGGACGCACAATCGTTGTCGAAGCAACCACGCCAGAAGAGGCGGTTCGAATTGCTACCGAACGGCACCTTCAGCAAAGCCCCGGTGCTGGCGGCGTCACTTGGTCCGTGGCCCGAGTCGAAGACATCGGCTTCGGGGATGCTGAGTGGGAAGATGACAACGCGCCAGTTTATGGACCGTTCACAACCTATGGCGATGTGACGGAAAGCTTAGGTTCGCAAATCGACAGGCTGGCCAATTTCATTATGGCAGAAGTCCCCGGCGAGCCCTCTCAAAGCGAAGGAGCGGTAGACACCGCAATCCGCTGGATGCGCGCCGCCCTCGCGTCCCAAGCCGCTGGCGAGCCGACGCGCGAGCAAGCGCTTGAGTGGGCCAAGGAGTGGCATCGCGTCGTAGAGGTGACGTGCACGATGATGGGCCTCTCGCCAGCGCTGAGCGCATCCGAAAGCATCGCAGCTATCCAAGCGAAACTGTCGTCCCAACCCGCTGGCGAGGGGGAGGCGGTTGCCTTCGAGTGCTGCAAAGGTCTCGCGCCCGAAAGCGAATGCCGCTGCGCCCGTCCCGCTGCCGCCGATGCTGGGGTAAGGGAGGCGCTGCGGGACGATACGCTGGAAGTTCTCAGGGCAGCCCGCTCCGCTCTTGACCGCCTCTATGAAGGCTTCCTGCACAACTCTGAAGCTGGTTGCGAAGCATGGGATGACGCATCCGGCTTTGAGGTTTGCTCGGCTCTCGACGGCGCCCTCTTCCTCGCAGCAAAGAGGGAGCAGGCCAATGGCTGACCTGATCGAACGGCTGACGAACCCAGAGGCTACCGAACAACTCATTGGCATGGTTAGCTATGAGGCGGCGACGTGGCGCGTAGAGCCTAACCGCGAGCGTGACGCAGTTGAAGAGGCTGGCTTTCTCGATGCAGTCGCCCACACACTCGAAGCCCTCCGCACAGCCCTCTCCCAAGAGCGTGAAGCGCGGGAGAAGGCGGAGAAGGACGCAGAGCAAGCGCGCGTTGAACTCGGCGAGGCCATGCTTGTCATCGAACAGCAAGACCGTGACCTTGAGACGGTTCAAGGCAAGCTGGAGGCGGTCTGGAATAAAAGCGTCCGGCTAGAGGCATCCCTTGCCGAGGCCAAGCGGCTGCTGAAGGCGCTTCGCGATGCCTTTGAGAGCGCGCGGTACGAGCCCGGCGACCATCCGGTTGTCCCAGTCAAGATAGCGGCCTTCATGCAGGAGGTCGAGCGCATCCTCTCAGGAGCCGAACCATGAGCGCTGACACAGACTTGATCGCGGAACTGCGGAACGGGCGGTTTGTCACTTGGCTCGAAGCGCTCGACTGGTGCAACCGAGCCGCCGACCGCATAGCCAGCATGGAGGCGGCGCTGGCACCGTTTGCGCGAGAGGGACGGTCATTCGATGCGATCGATGCTGCACTAGGATTTGACCCCTCGCCAGACGGGCGCGACGTTCGATTATGTCTTAAGCTTGGCGACCTCCGCCGCGCCGCAGCCCTCTCCTCATCGAAGCAGAAGGACGGCGGGGAATGAGCAACCCGAAACGCATCCAGCTTTCGCGCGCCAAGGGGTGGCGCATGCCAGAAAATGCGGTGAACGTGGCGCGGCCGGGCCCCTGGGGTAATCCGTTCATTGTCGGCAAGGACGGCGACCGCGCCTACTGCGTCGAACTCTACAAGCATATTCTGAACGGATATATGTCGGTCGTCAATGCCGGCGGCGCGACGGTCGAGAGCCTGACCAAGACGCGATCGTTCATTGCGGAGAATGTGAGCACGCTGCGTGGCAAGGATCTCGCTTGCTGGTGCAGGGTGGACGGCAAACCCTGCCACGCCGATGTTTTGCTGGAGATCGCGAACAGATGACGCGCCCTCTCCCGCTCAAGCAGAAACAGGTCACCGCGCTCGCCAAGGGTGCGGCTGCTGCAGGCTGCATTGCGGAAGTCAAGATAGGCGATGTGGTTATCCGACTTGTCCCCAAGGGTGATGCACAGGCACAAGGACGAATTGACCAAGAAGAGGACATCCGGCTTTGACCGTGGATATGCCTCGCCGCCGCCGCCTGTTTGAACGCAAGGAAATCACACGCCACGGGAAGACCGTCTGGTATTTCAGAAGGCCTGGCGGCAAGCGCATCCGCCTTCCCGGCATATATGGCTCGCCCGAGTATCTGGCGGCCTATTCCAACGCGCTGGCTGGTGTCGCGGTGGACAAGCCGCAGCCAGCCGAAAAAGGCACGCTGTCATGGCTTGTTGGCCGCTACAAGGCCAGCGGGCACTTTGCCTCACTGGCGCCGACCAGCCAAATGGCACGGGACTATATCCTGAAAAGCGTCTGCAAGGACGCTGGCGACAAGCAGTTCGCCAGGATCACACGCCGACACATTCAGGAGGCGATGGACCGCCGAGCAAAGACGCCGCACGGCGCAAACAACTTCCTTGTCGCGATGTCGGTCCTTTTCAAATGGGCGATGTCGAACGACATGCTCGAAACAAACCCCTGCGATGGCGTTGCCCGCCGCAAGGACAAGATCGAGGGCCACCATACGTGGACGCTGGATGAAGTGGCGCAATTCCGCGCGAAGCATCCAGTGGGGACGAAGCCACGCCTTGCGCTGGATCTTCTGCTCTTCACAGGCTTGCGGCGTTCGGACGTGATCACCGTTGGTCGGCAGAACGTCAAGGACGGCCTCCTGACCATCCGCGCACAGAAGAACAAGGCCGGCCTGCAACTGCCGATCTTCGGCGAACTGCAAGCATCGATCGATGCGACGCCAACCGGGGAGATGATCTTCCTGACCAACAAGCGCGGCCAGCCGTTCCACACTGGACAGTCGTTCAGCCAATGGTTCCAGCGCCAAGCAAGGAAGGCAGGGCTTCACGAGAGATGCACCGCGCACGGTGTTCGCAAGGCGGGCGCGACCATTGCCGCGAACAATGGCGCAACGCCTCACGAGCTTATGGCGATGTTCGGATGGTCGAAGCTGGCGATGGCCGAGGTCTACACGAAACAGGCTGACAAAGCCCGGCTCGCAAGGGGCGCAGCAGAACGCATTGCGAACAACTCGAAAGCCGCACCTCGTCTGGTTTCAGGATCGAGCCCGAAAAAATAAGGCGGAATAAGCCCTTAGAATGCAGGCTCTAAATTTGACACATTCGGTTTGCGGGAGCAAATTTCGCAATGAAAACAAAAACTAAGGTGGCCTTGAGAACAGCTTTTTGATATCATAGGACCCATAAAAAAGCCTAGAGAATTTCGCCTGAGTGCCGCACCTTTTGGAGTGAGAAAAGAGCCAGATGCGAGACATGTTCGGCAATGAGGTCACCGTCGAGGAAGCGCGGCGCTTAATGAAGGCGAAGGCCAAACCGCAGAAGCGTGGCTATGCTGCGCCGCCCGGCACTGGCCCGGTAGGTGAGACGTGCAAGACATGCCTTCACTACCGAAGCGTCAACGGCGGGTCGAAGTCGTTCCCGAAATGCAACCTCATGCGCGATGTCTGGACCCACGGCTACGGGACCGACATCCTGGCAAGAGCGCCGGCCTGTCGAGAATGGGCTGCGCGACCATGATCCCCCTCGCCGGCTATAGCGACAGGAGAATAGGATGAGACTGCCTGTAGAGCCAGCGACATGCACTGTTCTCGGCCATAAGCCGAAGGGCACCGATGATCCTTTGTGGGCCGGTCTTGATCTGACGCGCGCAGAGCTTCGCGAATGGACATATGACCCACACCTTGGCGTGCCTTGGCTGCATCCCGACGATCAGAAGCGCTATGACCATCCTGATTTCTGGGCGATCTATCGCGTCCGCCCACGAATGGAACAGGGCAAGCGGTGGAAAAACAAGATGGTGAAGGCTGTGAATTTCGTACGCGATGCCGATGCGTGGTGGATTGATGTCGAGTTCGTTTCCCATTTCCCTACAGAGGAGTAACACATGGACGTGCCGGAGGATATCAGAGAAAAGGCGAAGACGCTGGGCGAGAGGCTTGAGGTCATGCCATCAGATGGCAACATGGCGCTTATCGCCCAAGCCCTCCTATCCGAGCGCCTAGCGCAGAAAGAGCGGGATGCGAAGATCGCGGAGGAAACCGGCAAAGCCTACTGCCGCGATCTTCGCATGATGGGGCCGGCCGGCATCGCGCATAAGATTGCGCTTGCCATACGCCGGTCCTGATGCCCAAGGAGAAGATGCATGGGCTACCGAGGTTTCTTCATCGAATGGATTGAGCAGTGGTCTCAATTCTTCCAGGCTTGCAACTGGTATACGTTCCACCCTATCAAGATCGAGATCGAGGACGAGCGAAATATGGGCGGCTTGGAGATAACGGTCATCATCCTTGGCCTCGGCTTCCGCGCCCGCTGGAACTACGAAGAGACCGAACAGGTCGAGAGCATCGTTAGGCAGGTCGAAGAAATTCGCCGCGATGCGACCTGACGCCCGCCGCATTCTCTCCCGTCTCTGGCTCTACTTGCTCATAGGGGCTGGGGTGGGGGTGCTTGGGTGGATGGGATGGCTGGATGTGCGGTGGTGATGGAGGAAAGACCTGAAGCACGGGAGTCGAACCCGTTCTGGCTTTATCATCTAGGGATGCGAAAAGCTATCCCAACCTTGAGGGTGCCGTGCTGCCGTTACACCAGCTTCATTGCTAAAAAGTATAGCGGAATCAATTGGATTCGTCTAGAATAATCAAATGGCAAACAATATTCCGCCCAGTCTTAAAAAGGAAGCGCAACGGATTGCGCGGCTAATCTTCTGCAACCTGAAATTTGATGATGCGGTGGAGATGATCTCGGCCGCACTGGCGGCGGAACGCGACAGAGCAACGTATCGTGCGCAGCGAAAAACCAAGGTGAAGACGTGACCATAAAGCAGATCATCGTCACCGGGCTTGCCATCCTCCTCGGCAGCACGATTTACCATTTCGCCATGGGAACTGACCCCGCAAAAGCTGGCGGAATCTTTGGGGGAAACTTCGCCATGCTTGTCTGCATGATACTCAATGCATGGCTTATCTCGCTGCAAAAACGTTAGAAGATTCCCGCAGTTTCCTTATAACGCGCTTGCTGCAATTTCCGCGCCGCCTCCTTGCGGAAGTAGAGCTGCGTCATATGATCAGCGCTCGCCCATATGCCCGTTGGAGTTGCGCGCTTGAAAAGCTCGATAGCGAGCGCGTCTACAGCTTCTGATGTTTCGCCAGCCAACGCATTGTCTCCATGTGACGTTCTGCCCTGTCGGCATCATTGAGGATGTCAACGGCATAGCGCCGCGCCTCTGCCGGCGTCATGGCGGTTTCAAAGAAGGTGTCTGGGGAATCGGTGGGAACCTTGCTCACGACAAGGTGCGGACGCGTGGACATAGTGACGCGCGGTAAGTACAACGCTCTGCGGCTCATGCACTACACCGAATAGGATGACACGGCTTGGCGCTGAATCTCACCGGCTGTCCGATGCAGCGTGATAGCCTGCAACTGTGATCGAGCAACATATGCGTTCGTGTACGCATAGGCGTCGCGGGCTGTCACGGCCCGCAACTGCTCCCAACGGCAGCCGCCGATATCCGCCGATTTATGGTGATGAAGGTGGCCGGTCCAGATGAAGCGGTGCTTGGTGCGCCCCCAATCCTCGGCATATTCATCAGCCAGGAACATAACCAGGCGCTCGGCCTTGGCCTTGTCGCCGTGATGGGCCGCCAGGAGACAATCGCCGAAGCGATGCGACCAGAACTCGCGGGGATCTTTCCTGACGATGACGCGAGGATTTTCCCGGTAGCGTTCGGCGATCGCAAACAGGATTGCCATGAAGCTGTGCGGGTTGTGATTGCCGGCAAGGATGACGACATGGACCAGTCGATGCTTCGCAAGGGCAAGCTCGATCGCATCGGCCATCGCGGCGATGGTCATGTCGAGCGTCCGGAAATGCCTGCCGTCAACGTCAAGCTTATGCTTGCTTTGCGGGGTTTCGGCGCGTCCGTCGTCGGCGTGCGTCATGTCGCCGATATCGAGGATAACCGCCTCTTCCGAAGCCGGGGAAGACGCCACGAGGCGCCCTACCCAATCGCGGAGCCGGGCAACGGCGATGTCTGTGTCGTAAGATTCGCCGGTTTCCTTGCGCCAAGCATGCATTCCGACGTGGGCGTCGGCGATAGCGTACACTGTGATCAGGTCATTCTCGGTGTAGATTGGCGCCGGCACGATTTCGGCCGGAATCATGTCCTGGAAAATTTCCTTGATCCGCTCGGCCAGATAGAGCGGGTCGATATCCCCTTCCCGCGTCTTGATCCAACTGGCGACCGTTCGGCCATCGGCATCCAGCAGGGCAGATACGCCCTTCAAGATATGCCCTTCGGGAAGGGCGAACTCCTCTCCCGGTTCACGGGTCTGCTTGACCCATGAATCGCTTTCCTTGGTGGCTATGGATTTGATTTCGAAGCCGGGCAATGTCTTTGCCGGGCCAAGCATGCCCTTGAGCGCTGCGGCCTTCAGGCGGTCCCTGAATGTGCTCCTGGATAGGCGAAGGGCGTCGGCGGCATGGGATTTGTTGCCGCCACATGCGTTCAAGGCATCCACTGCCTGTTGCAATGGATCGTCCGCTAGCTCTTGCTGCGGCATGCGCGTCACCTCTTGGTATGTTGCGGTGGCGTAATTTTCAGGGGATTTGTAGCGCTGGCTGCTCTTGGGTCTTTGGGGGCTCACCCGTGGCAGGAGGAGGTCCATCGAACGCAGCTCCGCCATCCTCACCAACTTCCATCTTGACGGAGCTCGGCTGGCCTTGGCCGGCGTCTTGCGCGCCCTGAAGCTGGTTCGCCTGCTGGGCGCTGTATTTGAGCCGGTAGTATCGAGGCTCGTCCTGGCCGTTGTCGAGCAGGACGTAGATGGTCTCGTCCACGATGATCTTGGCGCCGAGGACGGTATATTTCCCGGCGGGAACCGGCGTGAAGCGCGGGGAGCCAGTCGGAACCCATAGAGCGCCGGCAGCAATGATGACCGACAGAGGTAGCAGCAGAGCCGCCAGACGCCGACCGGCTAGCCATGCGTAGAAGCTCATGAGCAGCGAGAGTCCGAGCCAGATCGAAGCCAACTGGATGCTCATTTCGCGTCCTCCAGAAGCGCATTCTCATAGCGGGCTTTCGCCGCCATATAGGTGGCTGCAGCGCAGTGGGCGTTATAGTACAATGCCCGCATGCGGCGGGCGCGCCACCAGGCTAGGAAGCGCTTCATTGGGCTGACCTCAGGGGCGCGAAAACTTCGTTCTCCGAGCCAGGAACAATCTGGCCACTGCTGTCCAGTTTGAACCGCACCACGGTTCTTTCCTGCTTCGGCCGCAGATCGAGATCCCGCGACACAAGCAGCCGTCCGTTTAGTGCTATCTCGACATGCACCTTCACGAGAGCTTGCGGCACCGAGTAGCCGTGCAAGTTGATGATCCATTCGCCGGCCGGCAGCGACCGGCAGAAGGCATTTTCTAGATTGAATGGAGCGCTATCGTTCAAGACGCCAAGATCGTCGCGGAGCAACGCGCAGGATGCCCCGTCTTTTCTGCTGTATCCCACCGGCTTGTCGTCGTCGGGAGACTTAAGCCACGTATCAACATCAATATTTCCTTCCGGCCATGCTACCGTAATGGCTAAGGAACCAGGCGGCTTCACCGCGTCGGGATTGTTCTTGGCCGGCGGGTTCATGCTCACGAACACGACCACCAGAATGCCGATCAACAGGTTGCCGAACGAAAGCAGCAGGTCGATGAATCCGAATGGCCAGTCGCGATGGCGCCCCATGTTACGAGGCTTCCAATTCGAGGAGCCTCATTTCCGTGTACGGCACCGTTCATGACCTGGGCAATAAGGCTCTGGCCACCATCTGCAGACGCAAGGGATTGAGGATCGATGCCATGGAACATGGACTTGATGCCAATGGCGTTCCCGATGATGCTCAGGATGAAGAGAACACTCGCGAAAACCACCAGATGCTCGGACTTGATAATGAGAGCCTGGATGCTCTTCAGCCGACCTTTCGCCGTCATGTCGGCTCTGTCGCGGATGGCCTCGACCTTGAACGCAAGACGGAATGTCGAGACGGCCCCCAGCAGAAATAGCCCGGCCATGATCTCGGCCATATGCGCGATGTCGCCCTCGATCACACGGGCGATATATCCAAGCCACCAGCACCAGACGATCAAGCAGGCGCCGGCAAAATTCATGATGTAGAGTTTATGGGGGAGGCTCATTGGGCGGCAACCGTCATTGCGCATTTCGGGAGAAGCAAGCTCGCCGGCAGGATCAGCATGGTATTTTGCTCATCGCCTTCAGCCGCCGATGGAACGCGGACGTTCTCCAGATAATGCTTGAGCGGCAGGGGCAATTCAGCCAGCCACGCTACCCATAGTTTGCGAGTTTCCCTTACGGCTCGTTTGGAGCGCATAACCTTGCCATCATGCTGTTCGAAGGGCTTGTGGAAACCGAAGATGGCACCCTCATCCGCGCAGGCGCGGATGCCGGTGAATCTGGTAAAAAGTAACAGGCTACACGCCGATGCACAGATGCCATGGATGTGAACGTCAGTCCCGGCATCGGAAAGAGCTTGGTACTTGCGGTAATATTCCCCGACTGAGCCGCCCGGATCATTCGTAATATTGACAACGGGACGGGAAGGAGCCGGCTCGGCATGGGCGCGAATTACCATCGTCACCGACATCACAGCAAACAAACACGCCGCCAAAATCAAAACGCACAGCCATACCCAAAACGCACGGGATTCCCCAGCCATGGCTAGGTTCCTTTCAACGGTTGAAGATTGGTGATGGAGGATGTACAAAAGGCGAACGCGCCGGGTGTCTCACCACCGCGACGCGTTCTAACCAAGCCAACACGGATGAGGTGTCAGATGGCTGAACTCAAATTATGCTCGATCCCCGATTGCGGCAATCCAGTATGCGCGCGAGGCTGGTGTAGCGCTCATTATCAGCGCTGGTTTAGACGTGGCGTCACGACAGGGCCCATGCCGCAAAAGCGAGAGAAATATTGCTCCATCCCGGACTGCGGCAAGCCGCATTATGGCAATGGGCTATGCTGCGCGCACAATGCGCGGCTGAAACGATATGGAGATACCAGCTTCACACGCTCTGCCCCAAACGGCGAGCCGGCGCGCTTCTTCAGCGAAGTAGTTCTCCCGTATGATGGCGATGACTGTTTGGCTTGGCCTCACGGAACCACCGATAGTGGCTATGGCGTTCTCACGTTCAATGGCAAGAAAGTCTATGCCCATCGTCTGGTTTGCGAGGCCGCGCACGGCCCGGCACCAACTCCAAGGCATGAGGCAGCGCATTCTTGCGGGAATGGGCATCTCGCCTGCGTAACCAAGAAGCATCTTTCATGGAAGACGCGCACCGAAAATGAAGCCGACAAGCTAAATCATGGAACGCGTTATCGCGGCTCTCAGCATGTAAACGCAAAACTAACCGAAGACGATGTGCGCCAAATCCGCGCTATGATTGGAACGGTTACTTATAAGAAAATAGCAGAGCAATTCGGGGTTTCGATAGAGACTATTAGCGGCATCAATGCTGGCAGGAGTTGGGCATGGTTGTGACCTATAGAAACCTTTACTTTCGGGTAACCGGATTTAGGATTTCGCGCTAAAGAACGCCTGTGCTCCGGCTACGATCAGCCAGAGAGCGCCGGTTACCATGGCAAGGATGATTGCGCCGCCGATCTTGCTGGATGTGCTCTCGAACCAGTGGCGGACCTTGCGCAGGAAGCGGAAGTCTTCCCGTGCCTCATCGACATCGGCGGGGGCATCCACGCGCATGCCGGCGGCGCTGAACTCAGCCCTGACAGCCGCACGGATCAACTCCACCAGCTCATCCTCTGTCATGCTGGAAACCTTGCGGGCGCTCACTTGCCGTCCTCCAGAATGGAGACGGCCTTCGAGAGCGCACCCTGCCGGCGAGCGCATGCGGCAAGACGGGCGCGATCCTTCGACCAGAGGCGCGCCGCTTCCGCTACGGTGAGGTCACTGGCCGGGATATTCACCACGCCGGCACAGGCTTGCTTGAGCGTGTCCGGGATCTTGGCGATGGAAACTGGCGGGACGTACTGCCGTGTCGTGCCGCAGCCGCACAGGAAAAGGGCGAGCGCGCCCATGATGAGAGGGCGCATTCATCTCACTCCGTTTATGGCGCGGGCGATGCTTCGCGGAATGGCTGGCTTCTGTTCTGCGCGTTCCTTGCGGATGGCGGCTTCGAGCGCAGCTTCGGCCTGTTTCTGACTTTCGCGTTCCTGAAGCGCGCGATAGTCAGCCTCGATCTGGTTGATCCGGGCTTGATCGGCGGCTTTCTGTGCGGCTTGGGCGGCGAGGGTAGCGGCCTTCTCCTTCTCCCAAGCGGCACGCTCATGAGCAGAGCCGGCGCTATAGCCCTGATGGTGCTTATAAGCTCCGTAGCCCCACAAGGAGCCGCCAGCGAGCGCGGCGATGATCGTGTAGGCCAAGATAGCGGATAACAGCGAGGATAGCCCCGTGGCCCTGCCAAGCCAGAGAATGAACGCGCTCATTGCTTCATGCCCCTAACAAAACCCGAGATAACGTTGACGGTGATGGCGAGGCCGATGGCGCCGCAGATGAGGAGCAGAGCGAACCAGATGGCGAGCATCAGTTCAGACCACGCAGACACAGGGCGCGCTCTTCCTGCCGGCGCTTGGTCAGACCCGGAAGGCGAATGCCGCGCGCCTTGTCCCACATGAGCAGGGAATCGCAGGCGTCGCGAAGATCGCCCTTGTTCGCAAATCTAGCCATTGACGATTGGCAGAAGTTCCCGGCACCGGCATTGTATGTGAACGACAGGAACGCGGCGTAGGCATTGTCGGGGATCGTGTCCGGTGAGGCTAAGCACTTGCGCATGCCGATCTCAAACTCGGCCAATCGAGAGATGAGCATGTCCTTGCATTCGGCCGGCGTCTTGTGATCGCCCATCTTGACGCCGCGAGTTTCCCCGAAACAGATCGTGGGGATTCCGACTGGATCGCGATAGGCATAGGTCCGCAGACCTTCAAATCCAGACACCAATGCGACGACGGAGGCGGCAAGCGCCCCGCCTTTTTTCACGCGGCTCATTTATCGTCTCCTGATAGGGGGCGCTGCCAAACAAAACGGGCATAGATCGCGCCGGCTGAAACCAGACCGGACAGCATGGCGAATAGCCCTCGGGGGATGGGCAGCCAGTCGAGATATGGCCATGCCGCCTCAAGCCCGGTAAGGATCACGGCAAGCACCATGAGCCGGATTGACCACGCGTGCCGAAGCACCGCCCGCCAGTTTTTGACCAGCATGTTGATTATCCTGCGGTACCCGTGATACGGGGAAGTTCGTCAATGAGGGAGGAATTCCAAATGCCCGCGCCGCAATTGAATGATGAGGCTGGAGGGGATCTGCCCCAGAAGGAACAGGCCCCGCAGGACGAGCTTACCCCGGCCGACCGTGAAGCGATGGAGCAGGCTGAAATGCGGGGCGAAGTGTTTGCAAGGGTAATCCCGCCCGCTGATGCCTAGCTGTTGACGCTCTTGATGATTGTGAAGCGAATAACGATCGCCTCGGACAGCGAGCCGAGCGAGACGTTGCGCACGTCGATGCCTGCGGCACCAGCCCCCGGCCGGGCATTGAACGTATAAGAGCCGAAGGTTCCGGTCGCCACATGGTTCAAGATGATCTGGTCGGTCGCGGCGATCTTGCTGTTCGTGAAGGTGAACGCAACGGTCGTGCTTGCGGCAAGCGCAGCGGCGTTCATTGTAATCTCGCCGCTCATCGCATTTAGCGTTACACCGGTCGCCTTGCTGGTTGCCTGCGTGACCGTGCCGCCAATGCCGGAACCTGCCGGGCCGTAGCCGACGCCATTTGCCGAAAGCACGGTTCCACTGAACGCTAGCTGTCCCGATGAATGGGTGACAGTGTAATCCCCATTGTTGAAGTTAACGACGCCAGCCGATTTCAGGAACAGATTCGCCCACATCTTGGTAGCCGAACCGAGCGATGGCGTTCCACTCACAGTCGGGAGGACGGCGCCCGTGAAATCGACCGAGCCATTGAACGACAGGTTCCCGGCCGAGTGGGTGATGGTGTAGTTGCCGGAATTGAAGTTGATGATCCCGCCGCTGCCAAGGTATACGCCGGCACTATCCGCAAGCTTCACGTTGTTGACGTAGTAGCTCGTCGAGACGTTGAGGGTGCCGATGCCTTTGTCACCGCCAGTCGGGGAGCCCAACGTAAGGCCCTGGGAAAGCTCCATAGCAGCGGTCAGCGTTCCCGCCTGTATAGTCACCCACTGCAATTTGAAATCTTCCGTCGCAGCGACCGGATCAACAATCAAACCCTGGACATAGCCATAGGTTTTTGTGGCCGCAGCGCTGTTCTGCCCAAGCCACAAATGCCGGCCAAGTACATCATTAACGGCCGGAGAGGCGCTGGCCTGTTGATGCACCAGGTCTGCGCTGCCAGCACCGGGGTCGTTCGTGTACAGGGTCAGCGCCGTACCAGATGCAGTCAAACTGATGATCTGCGCTGCCGACCATGTGTTGGCGCCATCGAGAAAGCCAAGCGCATGGCCAGACGTGCCAGTCGTGATCTTGCTCGATCCGGTGGTTTCTATCACCGTGACGGAATTGGAGTTCAGGGAATAGTTGCCCGTTGCCGGGTTCATGATGTTGTTCTGGCCGAAGACGTTGCGGCCGGTGCTTTCGTCGCGGACGCCATAGGTCATGTTGGCATCGCCGTTGATCTGATTGCCAACGACATGGTTATTCACCGCGCCGCCGCCATAGATCAAAACGCCAGCCTTGTTCGCTTCGACCAGGCTGTTAACGTTGGTGATGGTGTTCTCGGCGATAAGGTTGAACTGCGCATTGGTCGCACCCGCGATCGCAATGCCAGACTTGGCGCATCCCTTGACCTTACAGCCGATGATCGAATTGTAGCTGGTGTCTACCGTGTCGCCGTTGATCGACATGCCGAAATCGGTCGAGGCATAGCCGCCGACACCATCCCAATCAGTCGTGCAGTTGATGAAGGTGCAGCGGAAATTGCTGTCATGGTTGAACCCTTCCGCGCGCGAACGCCGGCTGGTGCAGTTCACCGCGCGGCTGTAGCTCTCCTGATAGAGGCTGAGGCCGAAATTATGGGCGCCGAAGGAATAGCAGTCCTCGGCCACATTATAGCTGCCGCCCGCGATCTGGATGCAGTGCGAGCCATAGGAATTCAGCGACCGGCAGCGAACAACGCGGTTTGCCGTGGATGTGGCCGAAGCAGAGTTGAGCAGGATGCCGATCAGACCGGCCTCAAGGACTTCGCAATCCTCCACAAGGCTTTGCGTGCAGCCGTCGAGAAGGATGCCATGCGTGCCAATCGAGATTACCTTGACATCCTTGATCGTCACGCGGGAGCAGTTCGTCGGGCGGATGTAGGCAAGCCCGGTATAGGTCGCATAAGGCGCGTTGAACTGGCCACCCTGGATCCAGATGTTGTCCTTGCCGCTCGCCGTGAACACATCGCCAGCGGTAAATCCACCGGTAGGCGCGATGACCGCATTGCGGTCCATCACGAGGTTTGCGTTCGACGGAAAGGCGACATTCGAAGTCGTGTAACTGCCAGCCCCAAGCCAGAGCGGCACACCCATGGCGAGTGCAGCGGCAAGTGGCGCGGTAAGCGACGTACCGGTGCCGAGCCACCATGCCATATCGGCGCGGCCGGTGTAACGTCGTTTCCATGCACCCACCGTGGAGGCGATTGCGTCAGCCTTGGCGTAGAGGGCGCCACTGGTGTCCGCAGCAACGAAGGTGGAATAGTCGCCGGAGAGGAAATCCCATATGCTGCCATCGTAGCGGGCCGACGTATCCTTGGTCGTGTCCAGCGCCTTGAGCGAGGCGAGAGAGGACACATAGGGCGCGACATCCAGCGCATCGCGAACCTCGGGAACGGTCTTGGCTACATAGGCCGTATTGCCGGAATTGCGCTGGATGAAGGTCGAGGCAACCGCCGGGCTGGGCAGGCCGGCAAAGGGCTGGACGACTTGCGTAAAGGCAATGCTGGTCGTGCCGATTGTGATGTCGCCGGTGGTCGAAATTTGCCATTGTCCGGCGCCAGCCGAACCACTGGTCACATTGACCATGGTCCCGGTCTTGACATCCTTGGTCTTGTTGAAGTCCTTCGAACGGCGCCATGAACCCGTATCCGCGATGTAGATACCGTTGTCCGCCCCGGTTGTCTGGTCCTTCACCAGAACACGATCATCCGTGACCACAGCCACGCCATCGATGGTCTGCTCTCCCGAAAGCGTGATGTTTGCCGTGGTGGCGACACGGCACGGGCCTTTGATGGCGGTCGAGGACGACAGGCCGTCTTGGATGTCGATCTGAATGCTGGTCATATCGTCCTCATGCGAGAGGCCCCGCCGGGTGCAGGGCTTGCGAAATTCCGGGTTTTGGTGTTGATTGCGCGGCCATGGTTGAGAGAATGGCCGTTGAATTCATCGTCGCGTCGCTGATCGGCGCGGTAGTCTTCGTGATAATCGGATACTTCGCCCAAGCGGATGGCTTGAGCTTCGCCTACTGGCTGGCTAAGCCGCAGCCTGGGCCTTGGGCCTTGGTGGGCGCATTGGTCGGGTTCGGCCTGCGATATCTGCGCCGTTGAACCAGTCCGCCGCCGTCGCGATATTCACCCTCTGGACGCTCGCCTTCGTCTTCGGCATCTATGTGTGCACGACCGGCAAGGTTAAAGGCTTCGGCTACTTCCTGGCCGTCTGGCTCGGACCGTTCGTGATCGCGGGGGCTTTGGCCGTGCTAATCGCGGTCGATCGCTACTGAAACGGTCGGAGCGGCTGCACCATCAATCTCTGGCCATACTGCGAAGACCGCTTGGATTCTGTCTTCCTGATGTAGCCAGGGGTTGCTACTTCATGCAGCGAGTTCAGGAACAGGTAATCCAGCGCCGGCCGCACATAGTAGAGGTTGACGTATGGCGTGTTCTGCGTGGCGTAATTCAGCCAGTCCGCCAGTTTCACCTGTTCATCCGAACTCACGGATGCATCGCGGGCCTTTAGGATCAGATCGATAAGACCGGAACCGGCTCCAATCGTGGGACCGAGTGCTGTTTCGAGCGGGCCACCACCGAAGCGGCTGACGCGGCTGAAGAGGTAATCGCCATAGATACCAGCTGCTCCGCCCTGAACGAACGCGACGCCCCATGTGTGCGGGTCGGTCGGGTCACGCGGCGGCCAATAGCCTCGGGTGAAATCCTTCATGGTCATTGCGGCATAGCCGGCCATGGTGAGACCGGCGAGCATCGTGCCGATATGCGCTACCTGTTCCAGCTTGGCGCCCTGCCTGAAGCCAAAGGCGGCGCGGCCCATGGTGCGCTGCGCAAAGGCAATCGGGAAGCCCTTGAACTGCATGATGAAGCGAATGCCCTCGCCCGCTATCGTACCGGGGCGGGTACCTAGCGTCGTGGTGCGGCGCGAGCGCGCGTCGGTCTCGATCACGCCATACGAGGTTTCGTCGGCAAAGAAGCGCCGCAGTGACATTTCCAGATCGTGACGCGCCGCATCGGCAGTCGCGCCTAGGTCAGCCACAGCCTCGTCCGGCAGATCACGCATCCTTTCGGGCGTGACATAGGCGTTGCCGTTGATCTCGCGGAACTGAGCCTTGCGGATGGCTTCCCATTTCGGCTCTGTGATGCCATGAAGGCCGAGCACATGCTTGTAATTCGCCGGCAGATCGGCAAAGGCGGTCTTTGCCCTCATACCCATCTCTGCCGAGATCATGCGCCCCGCTGAAGCGCGCATGATGTCGGTCCACCAGGACAGGCCATTCCAGCGGAAGAACGTTTCCTGCATCTTGGAGAGCTTGCCCACAGGGCCATCAACAGCCGCAGCCGGGGAAACGATGTGGCCGATCAGCCCATCAAATCCTTCACCCAGAAGATAGGAAATCTCGGCCTGCTCCTTCTTCGGCCGGCCATGCATGATGCCGTCGATTTGCGCGACGAAGCCCTTGATGAAGCCGGAACCGCGAAACTGCGAGGCCAATCCCGCCGTCATGGTATCGGACATAGACGACCAGATGGCGCCGCCGAGCTTGGCCATGGATTGCACGGCGCGAATGTCTGAGCCGACCTTGGCAAGCGTCGTGTTGACCGGACGCGAGATCAGCCCCGTGGAAATGTCCAGTGCATCACGAAGCGCGCCGCCATCGATGGTGAGGCCCTTCATCTGCTTGGCCTTCTCGGCCGGAGAAAGCTTGGGATCGTCCTTGAGCGCCCGCTTCAGGCCCTCGACAACGGCCCCGTACATGACTTCCGGGTTCGGCCCGAGCGCTTCCATGTTGGCCGCCATGCGCGAGGCGGAGCGCAGATGCGCAATGATACCCGATACGGTGTTGCCGTAACCGAACTGGTCACGGTAGGCCAAGGCCGATTCCGCATCCTTGAAGTGCAGGACGCGCGACTTGCCGAGCGACTTCGCCAGATTGGCAGGCGAAACACGCTGGCCGATCTCCCGAGGCGTCGGCTTGTTCGGCAGGCCCGTGACGAGGGTATCGTAAATACCGCTCAAGGCGTCTTCCGCTTCCTTGACCGATGTCAGATCGGGGAAGGTTTTTGCGATGTCCAGCTTCGGCAGGACCGACGCAATCCACGCTTCCTTGCCGGCCGCGATCAGCTTGATATCGTCGTGCGTCTGTGCGCCCGACCAGCCATCAAGCTTACCAATGGAAGCCCCAAGCTTGTTCAGGTCTGTACGGCTTAGCTCCGCATAGGTGGAGAAGACCTTGGCGACGTACTGCGCATCCTTGTTGCCGGTTATGCCAGGCTTGCCGCCGTCCCTCAGTTCCGCCATCTCGCGCGCGATGTCGGCATCAAGGCGCTGATCGCGAAGCGCATGGATGAGATGCGGCGCATTGGCCTGGATCTCCGCGAACATGTCTCCGATATAGCGGGCCTCATAGGCGAGGTTGAGCGCGCCTACCGAGTTGCGGCCATTCTCGACGCCTTTGGATGTCCCCTCCAGAACCGCCAGCAAGGCGCGCTTTGGCGTCAGGCCGGCGGCAAGGAAGCCTTGCAATGTCTTGTCGAGACGATCCCGCACCAGGATATTCAACGCGGCATGACGGCGCTGCATGGCCGCCGCAATCTTGGCGCGCTCCGCCTCGCGTTCAGCGAAGGATTTGAGCTTGTCACCCATGTTGGTGATGTCGCCGCTCGCCTGCAGGCTGGCCTTGTATTCGGCCATGCGCTGGAATGCGGCTTCAATGTCTTCACGGCTGAGATGTTCGCCCGAGGCCGCATGGGCAGCATTGAAGCAGTCTTCGCCGATCTTGTAGCGGATTTTCATTCGGGCACACCTATGATAGGATGCGGCATGCAACATTGGTTCATGAACGAAATCCCGGATTCGCTGGTCACCGACGCGTGGAAAGCCATGGTCGAGCAATCCGCTCGCAATGAATTACTGTCCGAGTTCGGCGACGGCGAAGTCACGTTTGAATGGTCGTTTGACACATCAACGCGCTGGCATACAGTTCGCGCCGACCACATCAAAGCAGGCACCCCGCTACGGACTTAAGGGCTTCAGCGAATGCCGAGCCAGTGTGATAATCAGCCTCGGCCTGCGCCAATGTCGCGGCATCATCCGGCGTCAAGCGGCCTTCCGTAGCAAGTTGCGCCACTTCCGATTCCTCTGGAAAGCCGCCCGTTGCCGGATCGACGCTATACTGGGCAGCAAGCGCCTTGGTGTCTTCCGGCTTGGCGATAGAAGCTTCAGCCTGTTTGATGCCATCGGGTCGGCGTTCGGGCGATGCCTTCGCCGTATCGATAGACGGACCGCGGGGGGGCGGCGCATCGGCCATGGCTGCCCATGTCGTTTTGTACAGGCTGCCATCGGCTGTTCGCACGATTGAGTGCCCGCCAGAGACGTTTTGGAATACCGTCCCTTCGTGTAATTGGCCATCCACAGAGAAGAGGACGCGCTCCCCGCCCGCCCGTGGAAAGGTTTGTGGGGTGTTGGCTGGCGTATCGGCCTGGTAAATGTCCTTTTTCACGCCGCCGATTTCGATCTGGTCTACGACCTTAAGCGGCCGGCTGATCTCTTTGAGTTGCGCGGCCTCTTTCGGTGTAGTCTCGAAATTGAAGGTGAAGCCCTGCTTGACGCCCTGCTCGGGAATGTCAGGATTGTTCACGCGCGGGTCGTTAGCCGGGACATCCAGGTAGTGCAGCGGCAAATCCGAACGATAGTTTGAGGCGTAATCCCGGCTGGTACTGACCCACCGGCCAGAGTCTCCCTCTCCGACTGATCCGCTGTGATAGAGGCGAACGAAGCCCTCTGGAACTGGCGGCTCAGCCATACCGGGCAAGCGCGGCGCGGGAGCCTCTAGTTGATTGGCGACGCGAGCTAGTGGCTCGGTCGAGTTTGGCGACAGATTGACATCCTCGCCCCGGACAATGGCGTCAATGCCCTCATTCAGGGCAATGCGGGCCTCCTGAGTGGTTTGCAGGGTCGCGAGGCGTCGTTCTGCCCCTGGCATCAAGCGCGCGTCTACGCGGTTCCCTATGGCCCCATGGATCGAGCCGAATGCCGCGCCGATAAGCCCAGCCGTGGCGATCTGCGAAATCATAGCCTGCCACGACACATCATCGCCAAGCTGAGCGCGCATGTTTGCGGTGCCCAAACCGAAGACCGCCGTGTTCGCGGCTGCGTCGATGCTGGCCGCAAGAGCCTCACCGCCGATCCTGCCGAACCGGCCGATAGCAGCGGCCTTGACCAGCGGGCCACCGACCGGGACATAATTGATCGGGTCAAGCGCTTGGCCCGCCATGGAGCCAAGGAAAGCGGCGAGCGGACGCTTCTGCGCATAGAACTCGCGCACCTTCTTCGCATCGTCCATCGAGGCCAGCGCAGCGGCGCGGATTTCCGTCATGCCTGGATCGTAGGGGATATCCTTCCGATAGGACGGAGACGCCTTGTACTGATCCTCCGTCAAGGCCCCCGCCTGTTGGCGGCGCTGTTCCAATTGTGCTGGCGTATCGCCCCATTCGCCCATCAGGGCTTCGCGCATGCCGACATCCGGCGGGACATAGACCTGCCCCGGCGCAACGATGGCATTGCCGTTCGCGTCAGTTCCTTCTTGAACGGGTGCCTGCTCCGGCAGCGTGCCGTAGCGCAGAGCGGTGCCGAGGCCGAAGCTTTCCAGTGCGCCGCCCTTGCCTTCCTCATAGAGCGTTGAGGCCAGGCTGAGCGGCTGGCTCATGGCCGAGTCCAGCAGATCGAACTTGGACAGTCCGGTATAGGTCGGGCTCGACATCGAATAGATGCTCACTGGCCCATCGTCCTACGCATCTGGTTAAGCTGCTGCGCGTTGGCGCCGCCAAGATCGGTTATCGGCCCAGCCGGAGCGGGCGGAAGATTGCCGGTGATTTTGAAGATGATCGGCGCGCCGCTCTCGTCTGCAATGGCGCTATCGGTATAGGGATCGATAAACACGTACCCGTCGCCCGAGTTGCGGAAGAAGCCATTGGCAAGGATGTTCGGGATGTGATTGGCTGCCGCCGCGCCGACGATCGCCTTCATGCTTGGATCAGCACCTTGCGGAATGGCAATGGCATTCTTCAGCGCTGTCTCGACCTCGGGTAGCTTGGACGACAGTTCGGTGATGACCGCGCCCTTGTCCTGATCGGTTGGCACCAGGATTTGCATATGGCCGGTGTTCACCACCTGCACATCGCCGTAGAGGTCTTTCGACACACCGGCGATTGCCTGGTCCATCGTCTCGCCGTTGCGAAGGCGAAGATTGACGGCGTTGTTGATGAGCTTCGAATCCCGCTGCGCGCGGGTGTAGTTCTCCGCAGTCCCAGAGGACAGGCCGTAATAGATATCGCCGACCTGGCCCTGATCCATGATTTGAGCCTGAACGGCCAGGTCAATGTCACTGGTCTTGATCTCGTTCGGGATCTTGCCGGCCAGCTTCGACGGATCGACCATGGCGGCCTGGAATAGGCGCTGCGCTGCTGCACTATCCCCGCGTGACAGAGCCTCGAAAGCGCCCTGCGTGATGTCTGGAAGGCCCTGCTTGACCATCTGGTTGAACAGCATCTGCCGCTGTGCCGGGTCTGGCGTCGCCAGGATGATGCTGGACACAGCCCCGATACGATTGGCCTGTGGCTGGTTTTCATCCTTGAAGACGTTCACCGCTTCGGTGGCGATCTCCTTGGGAAGCGGCTGGATGTCCTTGACGCCAACCTGTTGCTGGGCAGCGACGGAAGCCGCAACCGCCGATTGATAATTGCCCTGAGCCTGTGCGTTGTTCCACTGCTGATTGACGGACGGGAACGCCTGCCTGACATAGGTTGCAGGATCGGCCTCGCGCGCCTTGATGGTGGTCTCTTGCGCATCCTGCAGCGTCTTGTAACGGGCCGCCTGAAGCGCAGCGTCATCGCCGGAAGATGTCGGCTTGGCGGCGTTCACCATGTCCTGGATGTCGCCGGTAGACATGGTGCGCATGTCATAGGCTTGCTTGCTGGTCTGCATCGAGGCGACGAAATTGTCGTAGCGCGATGCACCTTCCTGCGGCCCGTAGGCGTCGAAGAACTGCTGCTGTGTCGGGACGGTTCCGGAATACTGCCCGGTGTTCAGGATGGCAGACGGGGCATTGGTGGTCGCGACATCGATATTCGCGCGCGTCTCGGCCGCGATCTGGTTGTTGCGGGTATCAACCTCGTTGTTGATGACCTGGCGCTGTTCGGGAGAAAGGGCCTGATACCAGTCCGGGTTCTCACCGGCACCGGCCTGATGCATGGCCTTTGCCATCGTAGCATCGGCCCAGTCCCTGACCTCTCCCGCCGTCTTGCCGGCAAGGATGGAACGATTGGCGGCAATCGCCTGCGGACTGAAAATGTCACTCGTCGGTGTGTCCGGAGATGCCTTGCCAAGCTTCTCGGCCACGCCATAGCCGCCGAAATGGGCGATATAGACTTCACCCGGTGTCGGCTCCCTGCCGAGATCCCGGCGCAAGCCAGCGATGTTGTCTGCCGTCAGCCGCGCGCCGGCATCCGCATTGGCCGCTGCATCGAACTTGTTGCGCAGATGGTATTGCGCCGCTGTGCCGTCAACGAACTGGAACAAGCCGCCAGCCGAGGATGTAGAAGCCTGGGCGTTCGGGTTCATCCCGCTTTCAATCTGGGCAATCCCCAGGGCAATCGCGGGTGGAACACCATGCCGTGTTGCGGCGGCGGCAACGATGCCAGCAACTGGACCTTTCGGCTTCGAGATGATCGAAGGGTCTTGCTCGACCGCGAGCTTGCCACGGTTGAACTCGGCATCCTCGATGAAGGTCTTGCGGCGCGCCTCTGCCTGGCTCGGGTCGAGAAGCCCCGATTGCTGGCCCTGCTGAATCGCTCCGGCAATATCGGCCTTCGCCTTAGCCCTTACATCGGGCGGCGTGGCCGGATCGACATAGAGGCGACGATTGGTCTCAAGCGCATCGTCGAAGGCAACGGTCTCTGCCTCACGCGCAACCGTGACGCCATGATCGTTGATGCCGTTGGTGACGCGGAAGGCATCCGTGCCCGCTCCGATCGACCAGCGCGCGCGCATCTGCGGATCGCGGATGAGATTGGCGGCCTTGGACACAACCTCATTCGCCGCGACGGGGGCGCGCTTGCCATAGGTCGCATAGTCCGGGTCGTGCGCGAACTGATCCTGGACTTCCAGAAGGCCCTTGGTCTTTTCAGCCTCGGCACGGGCGATATCGACCGTGTTCTGCTGTTGCTGGCGTTCGGCACCTATCTCCTGCAAGGAGTTGCCAAGGCTCGCCAGCCCACGGCCAATGCCGCTGGTGTCGATCTGTGCGATATTGCGACCGGAGCGGAGGTTTTCTGGCCCGCTCAAATCGAGGGCTGTGGGAAGTCGGGCCATTAGCCGAACACGCCCGACTTGTTGAGGCCGCCGGCCATGGAGCCGAAGCCGCCGATCACGGAGCCAAGCAGGGATGCTTTACCCGAAGCCCTTCGCGCCTTGGCGCTATCCTGTAGCCCGGCAGCGCGAGAATAGCCGCCATACATCGCCGTCTGCGCATTGTAGTCCGCTTCTCCGGCCGTCTGGCCCATCAGCTTGACGATGGTCGGCGCGTCCGTTCCTGCACCGCCGCCAGAGGCAGCGGCAAGAGCCTGTGCGCGAGAATTGAGGATTGCGCCCTCGCGTCGCTTCTGCATGGCATCACGTTGCGAGGCAGCAATCTCTTCCTTGGCCTTCTGGTCCATCTGCGCGGCTTCGAACTTGGCCGCATTGTTCTCGGCTGCTCCGGCCGCAATCGTACCCACGCCAGAAACGACACTGCCGATAGCGCCGAGTGTGGAACCGAGCGAAGCCGTGCCGCCGGCCGCCGACGCGCCGCCGAACAGGGCGCCAATTACTGGGAGGAATGCCATATATGGACCTCCTGTCCGTCTTTGATTTCGGACAGTTCAAACCCGACCAATTTCAAGAGCTTCGCGGAGGATGGGTACTGCGCATCCCGCACGGTGAAAACTTCCGTCTCGCCAAGTTGGACAGCCTTGCGGAGCATCTTCTTGGCTACTCTCACGAGAGGCACGGCATATTGCGGCCTCGGCTTGAGAACTTGGAGCCAAAGCCAGCAGCGATCAGCGCCCCAGGCAATCCCGCCCGTGCCCACCAGCTCGTCATTGTCGATGCCGACGAAGGCAACGGCCGGCCAGTCGATCACCACGTTCAGGGCTACCGCCACCCGATGCGGATCAGCCGGCAGGATTTGCAGCATCAGCCGTTTGTGGTTACCTGGATGACCATGGAAATCAGGGTCATCGTGTTGGGCGAACTGCACTCGACGCAAACGCGGCTGTCCGTGTTCCACTCGCCGGGGAAGACAAACGATTCCTCGTCATCCACATCGCTGAGAACGATAGCTTGGGCGGTGGTGAAACCTTGATTGATCGGCAGCGGGAACAGTGGCCTCGTATCATCATCGAAGCGCGAACCATAGCGAACTCCCGACCTCACGAAGTCGGTCATGATGAGCCCGAGCTTGTCAACCTTCTTGTGCTGCAGCATCGCCGTGCCTTCGGCCGCGCCATAGGCCAGCTTGGCGGACTTGTAGCGCGCAGAATACGGAAGTCCGGCAACCCAGTCGGTAACTGCAGAGCCTACCGTAATATTGCCGCTGCCGTTCACGACATAGGTATTCGGCTCCGTATAGCCGCTGGCGGTCGTGGTGAGCGGTGCGCCATCGGCCCAGACCACAACGCTTTCACCGATGAGATGCGTTCCCACCGCAATGGTGGTGGAAGCTGGCGAGTTGGTGCCCGATGCGAAGGCATCAACCACCTTGCACAGCGTTGTCGGCTTGACCTCGCTATCCAGAGCCATCTTCTCGACATAGCGAACCGTCGAGCCGTTGATGGTGCGGTTGACGACGAAATACACCCTGTCCTGGTCATCAGCCGGGAGCACAGCGACGCTTTCAAACTCGCCGTCCGTCTCTATCGGGATGAAGGCCAGTACCTCTTCGAGCGGCTCATAGACGACGCACACGCAAGAGCCGTCATCGTTGATGACCCAGATGCGGGTGTCGGGCCGGCGCTGCACCGCAAGCGTCTTGATCCCCGCCGAGAACAGGTCCGTCGCCAGCTTGCTCATCTGCGTGGCGTTGTAATCCGAACTCTGTCCGTCGAAGGACAGCTCGAACAATGCCTTGCCGGAGCGATCAACAAACACGCCCCTGGTATCGACGCGGGCCGGGTCAACCGAAGATGCGCCCGTTGAGGATGAATCCTTGATCGAAAGATTGGTTGGCGTCAGCGGTTCATCAAAGGAGGAGGATTTGACCGTCGAGACTGCTCCCTCCGTGCCTACTAGAAGCCGCTGGAGAGCGAGAAGCCATTGGGTATCATTGACACCGCCTGTGGCAATAGAGCGCGAGATGGGCCCGCTGTCACCTTCGGTGCTATCGTCGAAGTCCTCGAAGCCATCAGAGACCGAGCCCCACAGACGATCCGAGCCAGACCACCATAGACGGCCTTCTGCAAATGTAACGGCAGACGGCCAAATCTGGTTGGCCGACCACTCCCCCTCTCGCCAATCGTCGGTCGCCTTCGTCCCGTGGAAGGGCGTCAGGATCTCGATATCGACGGAGGTTGGGCTGTTGTAGGCGGTTACCCGGCAAATCCCGGCGCCGCCGCTGCCATCGTAATTGATGACGATGGTCGCCGTCCCTGATGTGTATAAGCCAGGTTTGAAACCGATCTTGTACCAAATGATGGCGTTGTCGTCGTCATCGTTGTTGCTAGTCGTTCCGACGTTGGCCGTTATGTCAACTGTGGCACTTCCCGTGGCGTAGCGGAAATCCTTGAAGCCCGTGTCGGCACCATCGAAAGACCGCTGCCAGCGAATGGTGCCTACCCACGTGCCGGAAATCGAATAGCTCCAGTTGCGATCATTGGCGCTTGCGTTGCTGACGCCCGTCACCTTGAAGGAATCGCTGAATTCTCCTTCAGCAGCCAACTGCGAAGTGACGTTGAATCCCTCATGGGTTAGCGAGAAAATGGCGCCAACATGATCGGAATTGAACAGGGCCGATGATGCCGTGAGCGTGCCGTTGCCCTCGGTAACGCTTGGTGTCAGCTTGACCGCACGGGTTGGCCCCAGGGTGAAAGGGCCATTCGAAGGCTGATACCGAACGACTGACCATGACCTGGTGGAGCGCCGTTCGATGCGTTGAGGTCTATAGCCATCGCATGCGACAAAGACCACATCGGCCGATTGCGCCATACGCATCTTGAACAGGTCGGCCTCAAGCCATTGCGTCGGCAGGGTCATTACCCCGGCCGCTTCTACCTGACAGCTATCCACGCGCTTGAGGTTTGCGTCTTTCGAGAAGAAAAGAATGAAGAACGACGCGCCCGTAGGCGTGAAGGCCAAGGAATGCGTCCCGGTGCGCAAGACCGTTTCGTTGATATACTCATCACCGCCAGAGGTAGAGCCGACACGAAGCGTGACCGGCCCGCGCTCGACAACGATGCGCAAGGCATGTTCGGTGCCGATCTGGTTGACGGTGACGGTTTGTGCGGCAGAAGCCTTGGAGCCCCGCGCAAGAGCGGTGAGATTGAGATAGCCGCCCGATACCGTACAGGTGGCGCCAGAGGTTGCCGTAAGCGTCCAGCCGGCGCCAGCGGCGAAATCACCATTGGTGACCGTAGCCGTAACCGTTGGCCGCGTCACCAGCACATCGTCCACCCGGACGCGCATAAGCTGGTCGGTGAACTCCATCAGCGCAGCATCAGTAGCGCCAAACACGAACTCCTTCACGCGGCAGATATGGTTGCTGTCCGTGGTTGAGAGATATTCGAGGCCGGGCCGCATGAAGGCCGGGCCGCTGGTCAAGGGAAGCAGATTGGTCTGCGTCTCCGCAGCAAGCCGCATGCGCTCCAGATCGACGCGCGGCAGGTGCTTCTTGTCTTGGACGCCGACGTTGTAAGCCTGAAGGTAGGTGTTGATGCGAGGCATCAGAGACCGCGCCTCGTCCCGGAGAGCGAACCACGACGAAGCCGCGACATGACAAGTCTCCCGGCCGGGCTGAACGCCACCTTCTCATCGACGGCATCGAGCGCCTTGGCTTCGGACAGCAGGCTCTTGAACAAATTGAACAGATCGTTGCGGTTCGACTTGTCCGAGGACAGCGGAAGGCCGCATTGGAATGCCAGGTAGCAGGCGAAGGCCTGCGCGAACGGCTCGCGCCATGCGCCTATGTTCCAGCCATACTCGTCATCGTTGGAGATGTAGCGGACATAGAGCGTGTCGTCGTTGGCGTACCAGTAGCTCGTCTCGTCGGCAAAATCCTCGAACGGCGCCTGGAACGTGGCCTCATTCGAGATCGAGACGGTGCGTACCCAATCGGTCGGCTTGGAGAACGCAAACTGATAGCCGAACAGCGGCTCGACATCCTCGTCTTCGGAGAGTTGGGAATTGCGGATGGCGAAGTTCCACAGGCCCTTGGCGAGCATGTATTCGCCAGCACCTTGCCAGGCATCATCCAGAGCATAGCGCGACGGACTCGCCTCGGTGAGCGATGACAAACCAGCCGCATTGCCGAGATAGCGCAGCGCCGCTTTGTAGATGGCAAGGCGATCGGCCATGGGTCAGTCCTCGCCGAATACGAGTTTGCGCTTGGCCATTTCCATCATGACCAGAATCTCACCGGCGTTGGCGTTGCCGGTGATCCAGATTTCGCCGTCGTCCGTCATTCCGAGAATGGCCAGGCTCGTGAACGCCTCACCCTTGGCGTCCTCAAGGACCTGATCGGGGTCGAACCGGAAGCTCTCGCCGATCTCGACCGGCTCAAGCTTGACGATGTTGCTCATGCCGCAAGCCCGGAAGCATTCTTGGAATGCGTGATGGCGGCCTGTACGGCTTCGGCGCGGGTCTTGTGATCCTTGCTCACCACCAGATGCGGGTCGTTGGTCATCGCCCGCCACTTGTGGGCCGGGGCGAAGTTCACCGTGTAGCCGGCTGGCGGCATTGGGGCATCATCGGGAACATCGCCTGGCTGTTCGACGACGGGCTTCTTGGCGGTGATCTTGGTCAGGTCGATCGCATGCAGGAGTGCGGTCTTCACCCAGCCGACGCCGGTTTCCGTCACCAGTAGATGCAGGCGCCAGGACATGTCTTCAGGCAGGACGATGACCTCATCGCTGGCCTTAAGCTTGGAGAAGACGTTCGCCCAGTTGCCGGGGATCGAAACATCCTCCATCGTCATGTTGTTGGGGACGATCATGCGACGAAGCGTACGGGTGAAGTCGGCGCTGTTGAGCGCCGTGTTCGCTGGGATCTTCATGTTTGCCTCATGGTTGGAGAGCGGTTCGGGGGCCAGCGCAATTCTGGCCAGCCCCCTCGACCGCGAGTGGAGGCAACACCGCGACCGGAGCCGCAGAGTTGCGTATCAGGTGATCGCGGTCGGAGCCGCGACAGTCGCAGCCGCACCGGAGACCGATGCGACCTGGTAGAGTTTGTACTTCGGGCCGGTCGTGGCGACCGCGAAGACAAGATCACCGACGCGCATGCCCTTGGTGACGCCATCCGAGAAGTAGCCGGCGCCCACAATCGTGGCGTCAGCATCGGAGGTCGTCTGGTAGATGAAGGCACGCGGGATGATGCCGCCCCCGACAGGGGCGAACACCAGTGCGAGGTTATCCGCTACATAGGCCATTGTCCGTTCTCCTTACGTGGCAACGAACGCCGAGCCGTCGTGAGTCCATTTCACGATGCCGGTGTTCTGGAGGATTTTTGCTCCGTGGTAGACGGTGGCGCGGGTCCAGGACGTATCCTGCTTCTCGTCGTAGCCGATGGAGATTTTCTCCTCGCCCACATTCACCGCATAGCCGATGGCGTCGCGGTGGAAGAGGTAGCAGATTTCCGCCGCAGTACCGAGGCCGGTCACGCGGCTGGAGACAGCCCAG